CACGATGGTTGCGCCACCACGGGTAGGTGTAGCGATCCAGGCCGCCCACCACCTGTTGCGACGTCGCGTTCGGATACGCGGCGATCGACACGAGGTGATCCAGGCCGGCGACGGCGTCGACCGCCTGCGCGCCGTCCAGGTGCAGCGCAGCGCTGAACTTCTCCTGGTAGCCGAGCGTGAGGACCTCGCTCTGCTCGGTGAGCAGGTTGGTGAGCTGGATCTTCTCGGCGTCGGTGGCGGTGGCGCGGCGATCGTCGGTGACGATGATGCCGTTCTGCGACAGGCGGTCCTCGTCGATCATCAGGCCATCGTGCGCCGAGCACCACGGGTACTTGGCCTGCTCGATCGTGTGGCGCTCGTTGTAGGACACGGCGCCGGCGCCGCGGTACCACTGGAAGTTCGAGTCGTAGCTCTTCCTCAGCTGCTCGACGACGTATTCCTTCGCGCCCGGGAATTCCTTCTTCCGGGCGTTCAGGGCGCTCATGAGCGGGCGGTCGACCGCGATCTGGTCGACGGGGTTGTTCTTGACGTAGAAGTCCAGGCCGACTTTTGCGGCCTGGGCGATCTGGTCGGAGGTGAAGGGCATGATGAGTCCTCTGCGATGTGTGGTGAAACCCGTGCTCTGGTTTCCGCCGCGATCGCGCTGGCGAGGCGCCATCAGCCGTACAACATCCTCGGGCGGTTCGCCGGTGACGAACCCGGCTTGCAGTCAGCGACAAGCCTGTCAGGACCGAATTGAGTTAATCCACCGCCGCTTGGCGGTGGATGGTCACGCATCGTCGCCCACGCCGAAGATCGCTTCGTGCATCGTCTGCGGCTGCCGCGCGCCGGCGCGCGCACCCGAGGCCCGCAGCGGTTGCTCGTGCGCAGGCGCAGGCACGCGCGGGGGTGCGGCCGACTTCATCGCCTCGCCGATCGCCTTGTAGGTGCGGGCAAGTGCGTCGGCCCACAGGTGGGGCGGCGTCGTCTGGGCGATCTCGCCGGCCAGCGCCTGCAGTTGCGCCTGCTTTTTCGGCCAGTCCAGATCGGTGTCGCGCCACTGCCGCACGAGCGCCGCGACGTCGTTCGTCGCCTGCTGTGCCTGGGCCTGAAAGGCCTGCTGCGCATCCCGGTCCTGCTGGATCTCGTGCTGGTGCTGTGCGTGACGCGCGGCGATCTGGCGTGCGCGTACGACGTCGCGCGCCATCTCGACCGGGATCTGACCCGCCTGCACGGCTTCGGCGACGTCCGGGTACTGCTCGAACGGGTCGATGCCGGCGGGGTCGCGCCCCGTGGCCAGCCGGAACTGCTGGATCTGCGCGGCCAGCAGCGGCTCGGCGGCGCGCCAGTCGCCGGTCTTGATCGCCCGCGTGTAGTCGAGCAGGGCGCCGAACTCGGCGTCGGTTGCCTGCGACTCGACGAGCAGCCGCTGAAACGCCTGCACGGTCTGCGCGACCTCAGCGTGCTGCGTCGAGAGCTCCTCGATGCGCGCGTCCTTCTCCTTGGCCACCGCCACCAGCGCGCGGAATCGCTCGCTGGCTTCCGGCTTCATGCCTTCGGGCTCGCGGTACGGGTCCTCGGCTGCCTTGGGCGGATCGGCCGGCTTGCCTTCCTGGCCGGGGGGCGGCTGCTGCGCGGGCTGCGCCGGCGCGTCACCATCTGGATTTGCCGGGTTGGCCTGCTTGCCGTCCGCGGGCGTCTTGGGCAGGAACTTGCCGTCAGGGCCGCGCGGCTGGCCGGCGTCCGCGTGCTCCGGGGTGGGGGGGCCGCCGTCTTCGGAGAGCGAATCGCTGATCGCCTCGCTCATCTGCTCTGCGAAGGACGGCTCGGGCGTGCCCGCCTCGCTGTCCGTGCCCTGCGATTGCGGCGCCTCGGCGCCACCCTGGATCTGGTCGTCGTCCATCGTGTCCTCGCGTGGTCCGGCGCTCGCGCGGCGCCGGGGTCAGGGTTAGACGCCGGCCATCGCGGTCCAGCCCGACGCGTCGGTGCCGGTTTCCTTGATGTAGAGCGCGGTATCGGCGTCCGCGTCGGTGCGCAGGTACAGCGTCCCCGGGGGCGCGGCCACGAGCGACGCGGGCGTGCCCAAGCCGATGATGACGCGCGAGTGCGCCTCGGTCGCCGCGGCTGCGTCGGCCTCGAACGTCGCGGTGCCGGTGACAGCAACCGCGCGCACGAGCGCTTTTTTCAGCAACACCTCGGACTTCGTGAGGCTCTGCGCCTGCGTGCCGAACGCCCACGGCTTCCACGTGAAACCGCCGTCGTAGCTGATCTCCAGCCGGGCCGTGGACGACGCTGCGGTCACGAGGCGGATCGTCTCGCCGGGCTCGATCGGGTAGAGCTGCGGATAGGCCTCGCCGGCCTTGATCGCGAGATTGAACTTGGTGCCTGCCATGTCATGCTCCTACGGGAAGTGGGGCGGGCATCTCACCCGCCGGGGGTGGAAAGGCGCCGGCCATGGCGGCCGGGTCAAGGGGAGTCGGTCCAACGCCGGGCGCGCCGCCGGGCACGCCGGGCACGCCGGGCTGCGGTAGCGGCGGCTGCACCGCCGGCAGCGGCGGGAAGAACTGTCCGATGTCGATGCGCTCGTCGAACCGACGCAGCGTCTCGCGCAGCATCTCGATCACGCCCTCGGCCTGTTCGTTCAGCCCCGCCTGCCGGTAGGCGAGGACCTTGTCGATGAACTGCACGATCTGCGGTGCGATCTGCACCCAGGCCTCGCGCTCCTGGTGCCGGTTCGGCTTGCCGGTGGAGCCCGCCTTGATGCGCACCTGCACGAGGTCGGAGACGTCGTCGCTGGGCGTCGACGGCCACACGTAGCCCGGGCCGGCCACGCGCGCGACCTGCTCGGGCGTGAGTTCGTGCAGCAGGACCTGTGCGGCGTGAACCGCCATCTCGCCGATGAGATCCTCGATCGTGTCCTGGCGATACGCGGTGCGCGACTGCATGCCGAGCGCCTGGATCTCCGCCTCGGTCGCGGTCTTGGCCTTCTGGATCGCCGCGCGGCTGGCGTCCGACGCGCCGGAGGTCTGCTCGAAATCGCGCAGCACCGGCGTGGTGTCGTAGGCCGTGGCGTCGATCACGGTGGTCGGATACGGGACGAGCTCGTCCTTCAGCGGGGACTGCGAGCCGGTGGTGTGCACGCCCACCATGCCACTGGAGGGCCGGTTGGCGATGTTCTGCACGTCGTCGTCGGTGAGCGCGCCGCCCAGTCGGTAGACGAAGCCGCTCTTGTTGTCGCGGCGCGCCTGCGCGAGCTGCGTGCGCATGGCGTTGTATTCGTCGGCCAGACCCGTCCACTGCTCGACGTCCGACACCGGGTGGAATTGCCCGTCGAGTTCGTTCCAGAAGAGCGCGAAGAACGGGTACCAGCGCCGACCAGTGCGCGCCGGGCGGTAGGGCGGGCGTGCCCAGTCGCGCGCGCCGAACTCCATCGTGTAGATGGTCATGTCACGGCGCGACCAGATCTCGAACACGCGCACGAACTGCGGGCGCTTGCCGCGGTGGCCCGCCCCCTTCGGCTCGCCCTCCGACTTGTCGCGCTTGTCGCCATAGCGCGTGCCCGACGGCTTCTTGCCGAAGCGCTCCTCGAAGCGCTCGCAGGTCATCCAGATCTGGTGCGCGATCTCGTCGGCCTGCGGATACTCGGAGAAGGTGGTCAGCCCGTCGTCGAGGATCAGGACGTCGTCGTCACGCACGAAGTCCAGCACGAGGCCCTCGGAGCGGATCACGTCGACCTGCGCTTCGAGCGCGGCGATCTGCTGCTCGAGGCGCGCTTCCTCGGCCTGCGTGTCGGCGTCGCCGCGCTCGATGCGCTCGGTGAGCGTGCGCAGCTGCGCGAGGTTGTCCTGCGCGTCGTTCAGGCGGTTCTTGGCGAGCGGGTCCTGCCAGTAGTCGCGCTGGTACGTGAGCTTGATCCACGCCACGCCGGCCGTCATGGCCGACGGGATGGTGCGCGTGATGCGCCGCTTCAGCGCGCCATCGCGGATGAGCATCCGGTTCAGCACGACGGTGAGCGTCGCGCAGAATTTCTGCAGCGCGCCATACGACTGGTCTTCGACCTGCTCTTCGGGCGAGACGTCGATCTCGGGGTCCTTCGCGTAGTACAGCGGCACCAGCGTCTGCAGGATGCCGAGGATGAGGTTCGCGCGGACCTCGTCTTCGTCGGGTTTTTCGCCCTCGGCCAGGTGCTGCACGCCGCGCACGTAGCGGCGCAGCTCATCCACGCGCTTGCGCAGCGGCCGGGCATCTTCGAGTGCGCATTCGATGGCGTTCTGGTAGCGCTTGATCAGCGCGAGGTTTCGCTCATCGGCTTCGGGCGGGTCCGAGGCCGGCAGCTCGGCCGGCGACTGGCTCTCGGCGGCCACGGTCAGAGCTTCCCGGCCGCCTTGTCGGCGAACATGCGACCGAACTTGTCCGCGTCCTCGGCCGACAGGCCGGTGCCGCGGTGCTCGCGTGCATCGACAGAGGCCTCGACCTCATCGGCCAGCGGCCGCAGCATCGCCCGGGCGGCGAGTATCGTGTCACGCAACCCGGCATGCGCGAGCGTGTCGGCGGTGCTGACGGGCAGGTCGGCCGGGATGATGATGACCTCGCGCACACCCTCGGCGTCCAGCGTGTGACCCTCGACGGTGTAGACGCGCATGCGCACCAGCTCGCCGCGCTCGTTTCGCAGCTCGTCGAAGCCCTCGAAGACGGGGCGCGGGTGTTCGAGCGCAGCGAGCTCGCCCAGGTCGAAGGTGGGGTGCGTGGTTCTCAGGTGGTTGATGAGCCGCATGGCCCACGAGTTCTACCGGGGCCGAATTGAGTTAATCCACCGTCAGGCCTTGTAGCGACTGCGCCGCGGTGCTGCGGGCGCTTCGAGCGCGCGCACCGGAACCTGGCCGAGCGTGGGTGGCGGCGGTGGTCGGCGCTGCGGCTCGGGCAGCAGGCCCTTGCCGAACTTGAGCATGCCGCGCGCGATGAGCGACAGCACGTCGACGCCGTCGTCGTAGGCGCCGGCCGGAAACGCGGCGAGCTGGTCCAGCAGGTTCGCCACCCACGGCTTGTTTCCCGGCACGGACAGCCAGCCGCTCGCGATCACGGCCTGCGCGGCGCGTGCGCGCGTCGGCTTGTCATGGATCGACGCCAGCCATTCGAGCCAGCACGCGACCTGGCGCTGCTGCATGCGCTTGCGCAGGAACGGCTCGACCGCACGACGGATGACGCCGCTCTCGCCGAACCAGATTGCCGGGTGCCACTTGTCGATCAGGTCGATCTGCTGCTCGATCCACGCGTCGGATTGCTCCTGCCCGCGCCACCAGTCGAGCGTGTACCACCTGGACTCGTGGTCGATGCCGACGATGCCGTGCTCGGTGTAGTCGCCACCGTCTTCGGTCACGGCATAGTCGGACGCCCCGATGATGACCAGGCCGCGCGGGGCCACGGCGAACCTGCCGATCTTCGCTATCGCGAAGTACCCGCCCGATTCGGGCGCGGGGCGCTGCTGGTACAGCGCCGACCAGGTGCGCGGGTTCTGGCGGAAGATCGCCCAGTGCTGCTCGTCGAACCATTCGGTCCAGAGCATCTCGCCGCGTGCGCGTCCGAGCGGATCGTCGTCGCGTTCGGCCTCGGCCGGCAGGCACAGCACCTCCCAGGTCTGGCCGTCGCGGCACTCGATCATCCCGGAGCGCCCGTCGTAGTCTTCGGGCAGGATGCCGCCGGCCAGATCGGCCTCGTTCCAGCGCGTCTGCACCAGCACGACAAAGCCGCCCGGCACCAGCCGCGTCAGCAGATCGTCTTCGTACGCCTCGCGGGTCTTCTTGCGGATGACCGCGCTGTCGGCCTCGTCGCGCCCCTTGACCGGGTCGTCGATGATCAGCCCGTGCGCGCGGTTGCCGGTAATGCCGGACAGGATGCCGCCCGCCAGGTACTCTGAGCCGTTCGTGAGCGCCCATTCATCGGCGGCCGACGTGTC